GGTGGTTTCGATCCAGACCTTGGCCCCACAAGATAGGGGCTTGTCTGGCGAATATACAACGCGAGATAGGCCATCAATTTCTGCCGCGTATGTATAATGATTTTCTTTACCGCACTTAACAGTAATTGGCGGGTTTGCTTCGCCGTTCTTTTTGTTTGCGCGAATGACGTGCTGATTTATATGAATGCGCTTTTTTCTCATGCCGCCACCTCTTTTAAAAACCACTGGTTCTTCACGTTGGTGTGATACTCACCTTTAGCATCTGGGTGGCATTCATAAACCACGGCGACTAAATCTTGTGGATATTGAGGGTCCGGCTTTTCTGCAAAGTAAATACAGATATCAAACATTCTGCCCAAAACCTGTGCACCTACCCATTCCATTTCATCGTCAAGATGCTCATACCAAGCATTGCCCTGACAGCGGTAGTCTTCAAAACGCAAGTGCGCTTCAAAGTGTGCGGTCAAAAAACCTTTTTCAAAATCGGATAATACAAGGTCACTCATCGTTTATAACTCCCGTAGTAATTAACGATGTCTTTACATATAGGATTATGTGGGACAAATCAAGTCAAAAAGCACATCCCAGTTAAACTTTCCTTTTTGATGGTGTATCGGCTCGACGGATTGCAAGCCGTCCATTTTCAAATCAACCGCCGCGCTGGCTGGATACAAAAACATTTCCGGCTCATCTGTCGGTTTGTTCTGCTTCTTAATCAATATCCACGACGGGCTATGTTGATGGCGAGATAACCACGCTACTTGTGACGGCTGTAACGTAACGCCGTTGCTTGTCAGAAATTTAAGCTCCACAAAATGAAACACACCAAACTCGTCACATATAAGCAAGTCTGGTACTCCGGCTCCCACATAATTCTCAATCCGCGTCAGCAGTAACTTCCGGCTCGACCTTTGCGCCGCTTCCTTTATCTGCTTGTAAAAGCCGCTTTCTCGCTTTGTTGCGATTACTGGGGTTTTCATCTTCCGGCGTGACGTTGATTGTGACTGGGGCATAACTTTGCTTGAGTTCCTCTAACGCTTTCAGAACATCCTCTTTGCTCATACTGTCGATAGAGCCATGACGTATTTCTGATTTGTTGACGTATATGTCCCCCTGCGCTTGTCCCCGTCTGTATTCAGCTTGCACGGCGGCACTATATGCGCCGTTCTGCAAAGCCAAATCCCGTATGTTCTGCAAATCCCTGACGTGCCGGTGAAATGTGATGCCGTACTTTTCATCAAGTTCCCGCCGATAAGATTGTATGGCCGCCACGACGTGCGGTGAAATATGCGGGTTCGTCAGTTCATAAGCCCTGCTATGTGCAGACGTTACAGCGTACCCAGCATTTATGGCCGCCTCTCGTAACGTAATCTGCCCGTCTTTACTCACCAGTTCTTTTACAAAAAGTTCCTGCTTACGAGTCAAGGGCTGATCGACGCCAGCCGGTGGTCTGCCCCTACGTTCTCTAGGTTTACCTGTTATTTTACCCGCCGCCACTCTTGCCATAATACCACCGTTAAAAAGGTCACGTTCAGATATTAGTAACGCAGAACACTATATAGAGCAAAAAATATTTTTTATAAAAACCAAAATTTCAGCCAATAAGGCCGTTTTCCTGTTTAAGAAAGTGTAACACCATTGATTTCATAGTGTTACGCTACTTGTGTTACAAAGTATTATATATATTTCAGTAAGTTACATATCAATGTAACACCGTAACACCTGTAACACCTATTTTTACTAAAAAATATTTTTTTATTTTTTTTTGCCTATATAAAGTTACTGTTACTAAAAAAGCGCGACCCGTGGGCCGCGCTCTCTAAATCATTGTTCTTGTTGATGTTTCACCCATTGCTGGTGTGATCTATCGAAGTAACGCAACCACTCTTCGACAAACTCAAGGTGTGTACACCTCTTATCTTTTGACGGTTTGATGCTGTTTTTGCGGACTTCAAAGAAGCCGACCGGCACCATTTTATCTGCGCTTTCTGAAGCGTAGGACAAGCCGCCCATGTCTGTTACATGGCTGGTTTCGTCAGGACCGTACCAGACGGAGACGAAATGCGGGTACGAGCTACCGTTGTAGTTCGCCGCGTTTCGGGCCGCGGTCAGCGGGTCAAGAGCCTTGGCCCACGAGCCGTAGTGTCCGGCGGTTGAAGCGATATAGGTGAAGCCGTTAGGCAACACCCAGTCTTTTGCACAATCAGTCATACTGACCTCCCGTAGTAGTTAACGATTTCAAACAGCGTTGGGCGAGGCGGCTACTGGAACCGTGGTTCCCAGTCGGCACTGAGGCCGTAGAGTCGCTAGGGTGTCTTCACCACCCCGCCCGCACAATCAGGAGCAACTCCGACTGTTCTCATACCATAGCATATTGTCCCATACTTGTCAAGCATAAATTTTTAGAAATTTCAATGCGTGGTCTCCGCGTTTTCGTTTTCATACTCAACTGCGGCGCGGGCTCCGCTGGCCATGCACGACGTGATCATGCCAATGGCCGTCGTAGAGTCCGGCGAGGATATTATCAGCCGGAAGATAATCGCGGTCAATGCGCCGCCCATGACTGCGCCTGCGCCGTGGCCATCCTTGCCCATTTCATCCAGCAGGTCTTCGACCCGCTGACCGGCTTCATCAAAGCTATCGGTGCTATCCACGCTGTATCCTTTCCCAAGCGGCTCTTGTTTTCCACGCCCGCTTATAAGCTTCACGGGTATGCTCACCCTTAGATACTGTAAGGGAAGCGTGTAAATCTACCACCCGTTCTATTTCGTTGAGGGCCGTCGGCCAATCCATGTCTCTCGACAATTTTAAAATTTCTTCTTTCTTGTCCATGTAGCATCTCCCGTGGTGCCCATACGTTAAACCAGCAATCAGAACATAAGAACCGGCCACCATCTTTTGCGGCAGCCGGTTCGTTACAGTTATTACAGCGTGTTACACTCAGCATTGTCTACCCCTAGCCCATGTTTTTTACGCCATTTAGCGCGTAAATTAGAAGGTGGCCTTTGGTTCCAAGTATGGCCTATTTTCTTGGCTCTCTTCAAAGCCTCGCCATACAGGATACACTCAGGGCAAGCGGTTTCAAAGAACTCACACTCTTCGCAACCCTCGACGGGTAAGTATTCAACAGTCATCATTCACCCCCTCAACATCAATAATCACATCCTTAATGTGATCGTCCCAAATTTCTTCTTTAGCTAATTCTTTCGCCTCTTCCGCGTTATCAGCTTCGACATCAATCCGGTGATACACCGTGACATACACTTTAAACTCTGGCATCATTGTCTCCCGTAGTACATAAGATAACTCCTATATACTACGGTGACAATATATTGTCAAGCACAAAAAAAATACCCCCAGAGCGTGCGAACTCTGGGGGCTACTACGGGAACTGTAAAGCTTGGGGGCTTTACAAACCTATACATATGCGATTGTCTAAGAAAAGTCAAGAGAAATCGTCACCATAAATTAAAGCTTCTAACTCTTCATCGGTCATGTTTTCAAAGTCTGTATCTTCAAAGCGTTTCTTTTTAGCTGGTTTACGTTTCACGGTGATTTTATTTAGTTTTTTCAAAGGATCACCCATGATGTCGTCCAGCTTGACCACCTTAGTTTCTAAAGTTTCTATGGTAGAATATTTGTGACCACACGCTAAACACTGCCGGTGACGGCGTGTTGTATCACCAAGCGGCCTACTGTTGTAGACCTTACTTTTTCCCTGACACTTCGGGCATATCATTTTTTTCTCCCTGTGATATGACCAGATCGCATACCGAACATTTGTGACCTCTCTCAACCTCAACGGGCGGCGCGGCAGTATGGCACCGTGGGCAAAGCCCATCCTTTATCAAACGCCCCATACTGCCATCACCTTTACTTATCGTCACTTTTTTGGCGGACGACCGCGCTTTTTCTTTACCGGCGCGGCAATCTTTGCTTTTGGTGGACGGCCCCGCTTCTTTTTCACGGGGGCTTTACCGCTAACCCATGCTTCGTTGACCGTGGGCGTTGATTTGTCGTCAGCCCGCAGACGCCCTTTGTCATCCCTAGCCCGTTTAGGCTCACAGAAAAACATAGGGAAGAACAGTCGTAAGAACTTATTTAGCATATACCTCTCCTTAGTAACTAAGACTTATCGCATACCATAGTTAAAAAAAATGGTCAACCGATTGTTTTGCGATAGACGTTCCACATGACGCGAAGCTGACCAGATATTGTCCGGCCCTCTAATTTCGCTAATTTTTTAATCTCTTCGTACACTTCAATGGGTACAAGAACAGATTTCCACTTGGTGATGTCCATATATAGCTCCTTATGTGTAGGAATATATAAGAGAAGTTGTTATTTTACAAGCAAAAAAGGCCCCGCCGAAGCGGGACCAGTCTTCTAAGGGAGGATATTACTCTGCTTCACCCCAACTAGGACCGATCTCAATGTCACATAAGTTGGGTATCTCCAAGGGTACAGCATTTTCCATAATTTCTGCAACATCTTTCGCTTCTTCACGATTTTTCACAGACATGGCGATCTCATCATGTATTTGCACAAGAGGTATGCGCCCTGTTTTGTAGATGTTCACCATTGCTTTCTTAGTCATGTCCGCGGCAGACGCTTGGATCAGCCGGTTAAGTGCTTTGTAAGTGTATGCCCGCTTCAATCTGGTGGTCTCACCGTACTCGCGGATGGCCTCTTGGTATGGCAGAGCCTTGTTCATGGCAAACGTATCGGGCTCCCACAGATCAAACCGGCACTTACGTCCCAATATCGACCGGACAGAACCGCTGCCATCCTTTTTGTTCAGATGGTTTTGTACACCGTTCATCAACCCTTTTACGAAGGGAACGCGGTCATGGTACTGCTTAACCAGACCCTTGGCCTCTTCAACATCAATATCTAGCTGATCGGATAGCTTGTTGACGCCCATGCCGTACATCATGCCAAGGTTAATCGTCTTCGCCTGTTTGCGCGGGATCTCCGCCATTTCTGCGACCATCGTATGAAAATCCATATTATTATTATGTCTATAAGCATTGACGAACTCCTCTGCGCCGTTCAATAACGCGCCTCTTGTTTTGCCGAAAACGTATGCGTAGTGAACCAAGATCCGTGGCTCCTGTTGCGAAAAATCTATAGCCGCCCACTGGTCACCCTCTTCCGGCAGGAATAGACTGCGTATCATTGGCCCCATTTCAGGGTCACGCGCCGGTATCTGCTGTAGGTTTGGGTTTGACATGGATATGCGCCCCGATACCGTACCGCCATCGTCAGAACGGATCTGGTTGATGTGACTATGTATGCGGCCATCAGAGCGGCAGTGCTTCATTATGGTGTTGATAAATGTGCCGCTGGTCTTGTTCAGGTTGCGGGCTTGTACGATCAGCCGTGCCAACTCATGGTCATGGTCCGTAAGAAACGATTTGGTAAATGACGGAGCGTTCTTTTCTGTCTTTGGATACGGTATGCCAAGAGCGTCAAATGCTTTGGCTATGGACGCGGCGGCCCATAACTCCACGTCCATACCGGCCACACGTTTGATTTGAGTAAGCACTTCCTTTTCTTTGCTCAGAAGCGTGTTCCGCGTTTTCTCGACTCTGTCCTGATCTACCCGCACCCCGCGCCATGTCATGTCGATCAGACATGGCAACAGGTCAAGCTCTAGGTTTGCGATAGGCCAGAGTTCTTCTTTAGTAAGCTGAGTGGACAGATAGTTCCATAGGTCCAAGGTGATCTCTGCGTCGTTTTGAGCGTATGGCCCTACGTACATGGCTGGCATCTTCCACATCTCAGCCTTGGGGTCCAAGCCGAACTCGCGGGCTGCTTCTTGCAGAGTCTTTTCAGTTTTTATTTTACCCAGCAGATCGTAAGAAAGTGAGTTGAGGCTGTAGCTGAAACGGTTCTCATCTAACAGTGCGGCCACCAGCATGGTGTCGATTATGCGCCCGTTGATGGTAAAACCCATGCGGCGTATCCAGCCCGCATCATATTGAGCATTGTGCATGATCTTGTCGGCGGGACACTCAAACACTTTCTTCAGCCACTTATTGACTATGCGCTCATCCAGATTGCCGCCACCCAAATGTCGGATGGGTATGTATCCAGCCCAGTCGGCAACTGCTACAGCGTAACCCACTACCTCGCCGTCACCGGTAGGCCATCCGGGCCCGTTAGACTTGAGGTTTGGGTCCTTTGTCTCAACGTCGATGGCTATTTGTTTAGCATCGAATATGTCGGGTAGCTCTGCCGGTGGGACCCACTCACTTTTGGGCCCGAACATTGTCATCTGTAGTGCCATATCATTTCCAGTAAATGGTTACGATCTCATCGCCCTGTTGAAGAACCTTCCAGCCCTGACTCAGGTAATGGTCCAGTTGTTCAACACGGATGAACCGAATGAGCTTATCTGATCTTTTAATCACCCGTTTCTTCGCCACCTAACGCTCCATACCCGCAAATGTCTACCCAACTGTCCTCATGCCGTGGTGTTACTACCAGACGAGCCAGCTTAACAGCGACCATACATTGGTAAACCTGTTGAATAGTAACAGGTTTATCTAGCAGAACAGACCACATCTGTGCAATACGGGCGTGGTTTTCATGCGCGTCACCATATTCTTTGGCCCGTGGTCCGTTGACTAGGCTCTCTGCCCTATTGAGTATCTCTTTGCGGTTCATTT